TTAGGGATATCCAAACGGACAATAAGTCCTGTATAATAAAGGTGGTCAAATGATGTAGCTATAATAGTAGGTTCTGTGTTGGTAATACCTATTATTTCACGCATCGCAGGTTGAAACATGGGATATTGTACAGGCGATATTGGGCACATGTTATTCTGCCTTAGTTACTTCTACAATATCTCGTGCTTCACCAAGATCATCAATATCTAAGAACTCTAAACTTTGGAACCCATAACGACGTACTTTACGTGCGATCTGCATACGTGTTCCATCAGGTGAGAATGCACCAACAAGTCCAGGTTCTCCTTTAACATATTGATATTCAGGATACCAACCTGATTTATTAAGATGCTTAGCTACGCCTAATGGTATTGTATAAACATGTCCATCTGTTAAATTAAACGTCTCGATAGGGTCTTCTTTATAAGCTCTATAGCAAAAGCTTAACGTGCCTAAAGGTGCTTCATAATACCTAAATAGTCCTTTAACAGGTTCTCTGTCTTTATCACGTAAATATTTAAGATTGGGTTTCTGTTTCTTTTCTGATTTAAGCTCTGTATTCAATTGTGCTGCCATAATACTACTCCTTAAGCTACAAGGGGGCCGAAGCCCCCATTATTACATACCGTAACTTGTGCCTGCATACCAGAAGATCTTATCGTTAACAAGACCGGCAGGACTTTGAGCACCTGGGGCAAGAATAAGGCCACGATAGGCGGTATTCTGTGTAGCATCAGTTAAAATGTCGTATGGTGGTATAACACTTAATGCCTCTGCTGTATCCATACCTACAGGTACAACCATTGCAGGACTGAACGGTACAGCACCTGTCAATGGGAATGAAAATGCTGTAAATCCATTAACATCAATATCAACAATAATGGTATTGGTAGAGTTGGTATCATTCTCATTAATACGAACGATAGTACCTTCAAGACCATTAAGTTGGGTCATACCGTACTGTGCAGGTACTACAAACCGTACTTTTTGCCCTACCTGATAACCATGAGTTACTGTCAAAGTAATCTGTGCTTTGGTTGTATCAGTAGGCCATGCACGTACTTTAGAGATATAACGATGTTTAGGATACCAATAAGAATCATATGGAATACGAACATAACGTGCAGCAGCACCTGGTGCAGCAGCAGCTACGATTGCAGCCATATGCGCTAATTGGAAGTCATCCGCATTAACAGTACCTACAGTAAAGTCGATACCACAAAGCTGCAAAGCACCAAGTGTATTATACATCCGTACAATATCACCCGCAGCAAGACCGGCAGCAGCACAACCTACATCAGATACTACAGGTATAGCAGCATTGCTGATTGCTGTTGGCGTGCGTGTAAGATTAGGTGTCTGAATAATAGAGGTATCTACAAGACGAATACCATTAACACCAAGAGCTAATGCAGAACGTATATTAACAGCTGTTGTAGCTCCATTATAAAATGTAACAGAACAATCATTGTTGATCATCCCATTCTGCCAAAAGAACTCAAAACCACGATCATTAGTACCTGCTCCAGCAACAGCAGACGATACAGTCGCGTTAACAATCTTGATCCAAGATACACCTTGAGTAAAAGGCAATATCTTTGCAGATCCGTCAGATATAAACCATCCAGAATCTAATAATGTTCCAAAAGCCATGATCTTCTCCTTATGCTACGGTTGCACGTAAGTTAAATAACCAAAGATCATTCAATAACCTTGGACAGGCTCCGAATTTATATCCAACTGTGCAATTGAGAGCCAAAGGTCCATCATAGATAGCAGGTCTATAAATAAACGTTGCTGACATATGATCTTGCTCAATATATGCATATGCTTCCATACCTGTGACAAAGGTGTTATAGACCCTTGCCCCAGCAGCAGAAGCAGCTTCGGTATAAGAACCTTCAGAGGTTACAAAGAATCTCAAATTGCCAATAGATCCCCATTCTGAACGGGCATTATTGGATTGAGATGGATAGTTATTCTTATGAATAAATCCCTGTACGTTAGATAACTGTGAAGTCATATTAGTATGAGTAAACGCAATGTAACTGTCCCTGACCGGAGCTGTTCCAAAGCGATTCTCCCCTTCTATGTTATCTAAGATCGTATAGGCATTGTTCGACAACAAAGTAGTTGTAACCGCTTCAACGTCTGACAAAGTTATTTCAGTTGGATTATCTCCATTTACACCACCTACGCAGTTGATCTGACCTGCTGTAGCAGCTAACATATCTCTGGTAAGTCTATCTTCTGTTAAACGAAGAGAAACACCAAGCCTTATTGCAGCCTCATTCAAAGGTGCATCTTGTGCCTGTAATGTTCAATCTGTTACTTTTATGACCATTTCTGGCGGTAGGTCTTGTTATTCCCTACTCTATATATTTCTATATAGTCCCGACTATCGCTTCACCAATATTGGTGTCCACTCGCCTTAGTCTGTCAGCCTGTACATCCAATTTCTTTATATTATAATGTAAGTATACATTTAACATGGAAAGGTCCACATGAAACGTCTTAATTATAAACGTAAAGAATATCCACTTACGGACATTGCCTATATGGCAGGAATAATTGATGGAGAAGGAAGTATATATATTGGAAACTTTAGTTCTAATCCACGAACAGGAACACCATATTATCAAACAAACATAGAAGTTACGAATACATGTGAAGATTTGATAAAATGGCTTCAAGATACATGGGGTGGTTGTTCGTCTAAATATACTAGAAAGCAATTGCCACATAATTCCAGAAAAGATGTCTATAGATGGATAGCCCATGGAGAACTTGTTACACACATTTGCGAACTTATATATCCATATTCTCAATGTAAGAAAAGAGAAATCGAAATAATGCTTAAAATGCGTGAAACATACAAGCAAACTGGCATGAAAAAAGGTGAAGTAAGATGCCCTTCTATTCCACAAAACATTCTTGATATTAGATTGTCTTTGTTTAATGAATTGCGAAGTTTGCATTGTCGTAATTATCTCCTTAAGGACTCTTGAACACTTGGCCCTTGTTGTCTTCGGCTTTACCCGGTCAGAGTTCCAAGTCAATCAGAGCGGATTTATAGCAGGCAACTAATTTACCTGCTCATTAATCTGAATATACGTGCCATAGAAACTTATCTTTGCATCGATATCAACAGCAGTTAAAGCTTGAGAAGGCGGAGTGACTCCCCCATTCCCTAATGGAACGAGCGCTGCGTTTAATTGATTATAACGCCTTAGTCTAAGCGTATTACCCCCGTTAGCGGGCATTTTACGCTTTACTGCAGCCAAATTATGAATGAAATTTGGCGTAGGAACACTCAATAACTTCGCATTAAATGACTGTTGCACTGGCGAAGGTAGAGTGCTTGTAGTTGTCATAGGCATGATTGCCTCATTACTATAAAAACATACTGTAGGACTAAGATTGGCGAGATCTATACAGTTGCGCCGAATATGAGTATGACGAGTACTCAATTGCGTCTATATTCCTACTACGCTAAAGCTTCGTAGGGCCAAATGGATACGGTGAGCGAATCCGTATATGATGTGTGACACATCATTGCGCTCATATCCATTAATAATTAAAAGAACACTAAAAAACAAGTATCTTAGTTACACTACGTAGGGGAAAGTGTTACGCTTAAACCAAGGATCTATATGACAGAAGAGCAGATCAGATCGTGTCTTAAGAAACAATTTCCAAAAGAGATAGAAGAGTGTAAATTTTGTCCAACTATAGTAGGTAAACTTATACTTATGGCATTTGATAGTGAGACACTCAACCTTGTTAACCAAAAACAATGTAAAGATTTTGAAGATTATGTGCGAGAAGCATGCAGAATACAACAACCAGATTGGCTTATAACAGCATCTTTAGCTAAACTTATGCGTATTGATATGTCCAAACCTAAAAACAATCGTTTTAAGACCGATTTTCCCTATCCTTGGTGATATATGAAGAAACAAACACAACAAATGACCATATTTGATACATTCATACTCAAAAAAGAACCTACAAAGATAAGCAAAGTTAAAACTAAACTTGTAGATCAAGCACATATTAAACGTAATGAACGCATGCTTACTGAATTGGAAGATATTGTATCAGAATATAGGATGCCCTATAACTATTGCTCTAAATGCAACTGCCTTCACAGTAACTTTATACATGATGAATATATGTCAGGTAAGTCACGTATGACCCTAAGTCGATTATTTTCACTCACAAGTGCCGATAGAATCTCATGTTTGGCAAGTTTCGACGAAATAACACGAGAGGATATAAATTATCGTATAATGGGTCTTTTTAGATAGCGGTTGAATAAATGCCATTTTCAGTTATATTATCAAAGCTTCATTACTACTCTCCTTTTTTCACGGTCCTATTTGTAATTAAATAGGACCGTGTTTTTGATGCTTAACGTGAAGCTGCGTCAAGCATCTCCTTATAGAGTTTATCCTTGAGATCTTGTGTAAGCCCGTTAGCAAACGCATTGGCATGTGTTAACGGGCTGTCGCTCTGGGCAGGGGATAGAGAAGCCAAAGGTTTAGGCTTTGCAGTATTTTTAGTGATAGTTTCCGCTTCAGTTGAATAATTTTGTGAGAGATTCAGTTTCTTAATAGCTTGATAAGCGGCTTTTGCCTTACTGTGAAGGTTATTATTGTTAGCTATAGATTCGGCAAGCTCAGGATACTGATATTGTAGTGCTTGGACTGCATCTTTAGTCACTACTTTATCAAAATCAGGCATTTCTATGCGGATCAGAGCTTCAGCATTCATTGCTGCACTTTGTTGTGACTGCTGTTGCAATTTCTTCTCTATTTTACGAAGTTTTTTCTCATAAGCTGATAAATGTTTGCCTTCTACAAGATCGTCAGGATTAAGACGTATTTCTTCTTCATCTTCCTGTTCTTGTTTAGGTTGCTGCATCTGTTGGACCATACGTGCATATTCATCACGTTCCCGTTCTATACGTTCCATTTTTAAACGCAATTCTCTAAAACTTTCTTGTGGTGTAGGCGCTGCTTGTTCTACAGGTGTTTGTTCCGGTTGTTCTACGTGTTGAGTCTCTACAGGCTCTTGGACTAATTCTTCATTTTCCATGTGGCTCTCCTAATATAAGTTGCCCTGTATCTTCTGTTTCATGATTTAATTTTTTACATAATGCCAACAAAGTACCATCATAAAAATCACGAACATAAGGGTATATAGGTGCATGTTCTTCAGGTACCGTTATAAGGTCACGTAGATACTCGCAATAATCCTTACAAGGAATAACCCACATAAATTTAGGTTCTGGCCAATCTTTATGACATTGGTAAACACATTGGTCATAATCCGGCGTAGGACATGAATGACGGGCAAAAAACATATGTCTTATAACATTGACTAATAATCTGTCACCACGAGTCAATACAACAATGTAAAATACCCCTGTATAACGTGATTTTTGGGTATAAAAGCAGTCATAGAGCTCTTTATCATAGTCGGTTAGCTGCTCATGCATCTGCTCTGATACTGTATGTTTATTATCTGATTTCGATAGAAGATCAACGGAAAGTTTGCCTACCGTCTCAGGTTTAGCATGCTTCATCTACTCCCCTTGATTAAGACATTACTACTCTGTGCAGAACGATAGCTAAAACAAAGCCTTTTTGCAATATGTTTTAGCTATCGTAAAGAGATACTACTTTTTCTTGGAACGTTTAGACTCACTGATTGCTATTGCAATAGCTTGTTTACGTCCTTTTACCTTAGGCCCTTTTTTAGAACCTGAATGTAATTCACCTTTTTTAAATTCATGCATTACCTTCTCTATTTTTGCCCGTTTTTTCTTTGTGCGTTTGGGCATAGGTGTTTCACCTGCAGAAAGCAATGCATTCTTTATAGACTTATGCTCAGGTTCTTTAGCTTCCTGTACCATAAGTTTTTTCAATGTTCCTAAATATCTTGCCATGTCTATCCTAAAAGGGGCCGAAGCCCCTTTATTATCTTAAACGTGATGATTCTTGGTTCTTAAGTTTACTGTTAACTTTAGCCATAACAGTAGATTGTTTCTCATTAAGCGCTGAAGGTTTGCCAATGATAGTATTAACTATCTTCTGATTCTTAGTAGAACGTATCATTGCAGGCATAACACTCCTAGAACTTTTTTGGATTCTTACCACGACGAATTTTGGCACCATCAAGGCTATTGATCTGTTGATCAACACCTCTCAAATTATCGCCGTTAAGCTCATCAGATAAGAAATATTCACGCTTAGGATATTCACGAATAACTACATTCTGTGGAAGATTGGACATCTTGCTATAATCTTCACTGATCATAGCTCCATCTGCTCTTTCTTGTGAATGTACATAGTCCATACCTTGTTGCTTGATGGAATTGTAAAACTTCTTTGCCATGGTTGGCCTTTCGTAGAACTGTCTGCATAACAGACAAGGGTTATTCCCTCTACTACAGAGGGCTTACTTTTCAACTTTTTTGAGTCTTGTGTAATAGTCTTTTTTCTCATTAAGATGAGCCAATACTATCTTTGCAGTTTGTAACGGATCATCATGAGTTACATTGGTTTTCTTAGATCTGCTGCCATGCTCCGCTTCAACCTTCATTCCCTGAAGGAACTGTTTTTTGTCATACTTGTCCCATGATATTTTCAGATGCTTGGCGAGGCTGTCTAGACTGTACTTTTTCACGTGATTTCCTTTGTTTTATAGGTTGTAAAGATTGTTGCATAGCATTTTGCATCTCTTGAGCCTTTACCATGCCTTGCATAGTAAGTAACTTCTGTAACTGGTCAAGATCTGCTGTGTCGATCTCTTTAAGTGCTTTAACAAGATTGAGTAATGCCGCATCTTCATCGTGTATAGCCTTAGCCCTGCGCTCTTCAGCCAATGCTCGATTCTCTGCAATACGAGACATGCGCTCAATACCAATACCCTTATTAGCTTCAACTTGTGACTGTACAAGTTCATTCTGCATAGCCAATTGTTGCATCTCAAGTTGTTGTTGCTGTTGCGCCTGTTGTTGTTGTGCCTGTTGTTGTTGCTGTATACGTTGTACCAGATCATTTTTATTCTGTAGCGTGCAGGTCTCAAGTAGGACATCATCAGGTATAGGAACACCAACTTCACGCAAATGTAACAGTTGTACAAACTCAAGTTGTCTTTGTGTCTGAGTGAGTACAGCTTCTTCAACACGTGCATTATAAATACCAAATGCTTTATTATAAAACTGTGCTGTAGGTTCTTCACCACC